TAATTAACGATTTCATCGGGCGTGAATTTATCCGCATGGTTAGCGGCAATCTCATGCGCCAATGAAATCGCAGTTAGTTTTTGTGCGGTAAACCCAAACCAATCCTTACGCGAATCGGATTGAGTTACCAAAAAACTTAGTAGGTCGTTAGTGTCTTTTATTGTAGTTTGCATATTGTTTAGGTGTTGTTTGACCAACCATATTGATTACCGCGGGGGTGAATCGTGAAGTTGCATTTTGCTTCAGCAGTTGGGTTTGAATCAATTGTGAATTGAGAAACGCGACCATTAAAAGCATAGGCAACGGTGTTTGCACCCGCGGTAGCAGTAACCACAAAAGTGCGGTCAATCAAACCTGATTCAGCATCGCCACGAATCAACAACAAAGCCGCGTCACTAGGATTCCAAGCGGCGGTGATGCTAAGTGATGTAGGTGCGCTTTGTGATGGGATTTTGTCCGATTGGCGTGAACCTGCTACGCCAAAAGATGCAACCGCATCATCTTGGCCAAATGCGGGTACGGCTTCAACATTCAAAGCAATACCATCAGTACCTGTGCCGTTAGCAGAAGTACCTACAATATCGCCAATTGTGCCTGTCCATGTATCCAAATCGGCAACGGCTACTGCGGTAGGTGTAGCGCCTGATTGCATCCAAAGGGCGGCGGTAAAGCCGGACATAATTTTATTTGGTAAAGCCATTTTGATTCCTTAAAAAGAATGGTTAAAAGAACTATCTTGTCAGGTTGATATATTTAGTGTGCAATCAAGAAAAATTTGCGCCAATTTTTCATCATTGTCATAACTGTTATAAAGCCAAAATACATCGGCTTTAGCAACTTCAAATCCGTTGGTTGCACCACCAAATAAACCACTATATCCGTGTAGTGATTGTAGTATTTGATTGGAAATAGTGAAACCATCTTCTATTTGTTGCGTGAAAATACTTATTTGAAATGTTGGTTGGTCAATGCCTTTATTGGCTTGATTTTGACCTGTGTACACATCTTGATGAACATTTCGTAGCATCCAAACCAAGAACTTAGGTTCGGTGGCAAAGTTACGGTTAAAAGCCGCATAAACGGGTACGGGCGCAACAATGCTTTGCAGTTGGTACTGAATTGCTTTGCCGTACTGAACGGGATTCTGTTGCGTTGCCATTTATACCGCCGTAACTGGGTCAGTTCTGTATGCCAAGATAACCACGGTCATCCTATCATCAGATTCGCGCACATTATCAATACGCCAATCAAAGCCGTTATAACTGATTGAATAAAGATTTTGGTTGCGCACCATTTCACGCGTATTGGGCGTGTAGTTCAAAATGAAGTTAACAACATCTTGATAAAGGCGGTACTTTTCCGAAATCTTTAAACTGTTTGCCACGGATTGAACACGCGCACGGGTTCTAAACCATGTGCTTTGTGCGGTAGTTTGTTCGCCAAAATCACTTTTAGCAAACGCCAAGTTGTTTACCGTAATTTGTTCAAACCGTGCAATAGCCATTTATATGCTCACATGACAAGTGGTTTGTACGGGCGCAACAATGTTGCAACACCGAACGGAATTTCTTTTAACTGATTATCAGTTGTATTGCTACGATTGTTATACAAATGAGTAAACAATAGCAAGCCCGCTTGTTTAATCACGGGGTATGTTTGCAACGGATTAGGTGCGGTTGTGTACTCGCAAATAATCGGTGCGGTCATCTCGCTATTGATGTTGGTAGGCAACGATTGAACGATTACCTTATTACCGCTTGCATCGTAGTAATACTGATTGGTTGCAACAACAACTAATTCGGGCGGCGTATTGTTGTTCCAGTACGCTACGCGGTTAATCGTCACGCCCGCCATGTCGGGGTATTGGTTTTGCGATACTTCGGGCAAATCCAAACATACGGGCGATGATGCTAAGTTTTCAGCGCCATACCAAACACGGTAGGTAACTGAAAAAATAGAAAGCCCCAAGTAATCTTCAATGGCTTGGCGAACCGCTAGTTCCAATGCTTGCAAATAACCATCTTGGCTTTCATCTTCAAACAAGTTAATTTGATTGGTGATTTCATCCAAGGTTAACCAAGGCGTAACTACATCACGCCCGATTTGTTCCGCTTTTACATAACTAAATGGATTGCGGGTAGCCGCCCCGTAGGGCGCACCAAGTAATTGGCTATCTACTGACATTTAAGCCCCCTTTAGGCGGCAGACATACGAACGCCCGCAAATGGGTCGCGCACGGTGCTTACCATGCGTTTTTCCGCGTACATGGTCACAAAGCCCGCTTGTGTTTGTTCAAACATTTGAATTGACATTTGTTCTGTATCGCCGATTGTCAAAAAGCGATTCCAGTTTGCCAAGTAGATTGGGAAATCTGTAGAAAGGTATGCGTTGGGAATAACGGGCCAACCAAAAATGTGACCAATTGCGCAACCGTCTTTTTCGCCCAATTCCAAGAACAATGGCAAGCCTTGTGAATCTTTCAATTGACGCAAAGTTTGAATCATTGCGGGGCTGATGTGCCAAGCGGTAGATTCTAGTGACCAATATTGAGGGGGCAACGCGTTAGCCATGTTTGTAACTTTGTTATAAGTTACCGCAGAGCCGCCGTTACTAACCGTAGCGATAGTATGAATACCATCTGTAATAGCCGTGCCACTAGTACCGAAAGCGCTAGTAGCGCCGCTAGTGTAACTATCCAAACCACGCAAACCGTCAGTAGCGCCAGTTGATGTAGTTGTGCTACCTGATTGGTCATCGTTAAGAACCATTGATTGACCTTCGAGTTGCGCAAATTCAAGCGCCAAATCTTCAACCAATGTTGCATCAAGTCCATTAACATCACTTAGCACCGCCGTTCTGATAGGCAACTGTGCAACCAACACGCGCACGGGCAATTGCCAAATAGAAGTGTCAACATTAGGTGAACCGCTATTAGGCGTGAATGTGTAACCCCAAGGGTTTGTAGAATTTGCGGCGTTACCAGTCTTGGCAACAAATTGGGCATCAGAGCCGTTAACCGCGATTTGGCGTGAGCCTTGACGCAAAGGGTTTGCTTGACGCAAAGCCGCAAACGCATCATCAAAAACAACATTACCACCAACACCCGAACCCGAACCAGTAATGGCGCTTGCTTCACGCAAATCGATATTTACTTTGCCGCCTTCGGTGATGGCCTGTTTGATTCCGTTCAAGATTTTTTCGGTGATAGACATTTTGAATTCCTATTTAAAAAAAGCGGGGGATTTTCGCCCCCCGCTAATGGCAACGCAACTATTAGGTAGCAGTACCTGTAGAACGATAGCGAACGCCCGCGTTAGGGTCACGAACAGATGTTGCCAAACGCTTTTCACCAAAGAAAGTGATATATCCGGGCAATGTCTGGTCGTAGCGGCGCATAACCATGTTTAAACGGTCAACGATTGTGTGGAAACGCGACCAATCAGCAAAGTACATTGGATACAAACTGTTTGTACCTGCTGAACCTGTTGTTGTTTGTGATGGAGTATCAAGATACTTGTTCACTACAACATCAAAGCCCAACATTGTGCCAACGATACCGTCAACAGACAAACCTTCATTACGATTGAAGATAGGTGCGCCGTTGCTATCACGCAATGCACGAATAGCGTTCAACAAGATTGGGCTAACAACAAACTTAGCGTTTGTAGTCCAGTATTGTTGTGGCAACGCGTACACGGTGTTAATCACATCAACATAAGAAATGTTGTTTGCGCCAACGGTGTTACCGTTAGTTGTCAATTGGTCATAAGTAGCAAGGCTATGCAAACCGCTTGTAGAACCAGTACCGCTAGAACCAAATGCCGCCGTAGATGTTGTACCACCTGTGTAGGTAGCATTAGCACCCGCGTATTGGTCCAAACCGCGCAGACCGTTAGAACCGCCGTATGGCAAAGATGTAGAACCTTGGTCATTGTTTTGAATCATTGACAAGGCTTCAGTTTGTGAAAACTCCATCAACATATCGTCAACAACATTGGCTTCCAAACCATCAATGTCATCCAAAGCCGCAGTACGGATTGGGAACTGAACATTCAGGTCTTGCAAAACGATTTGCCAAATGGTTGTATCTTCAGTTGTAGCCGCGCCATTGTTCTGAATTGCATAACCAAAAGTTGCGCCCGCATTTCCGGTTTTTACGCGAAATTGATATGACGAACCATCAGTAGCAACGGTGCGTGATACGCCGCGCAAGGGGTTAGCCAAACGCAAAGCGGCAAACACGGGGTCATAGGCGGTACGACCACCTTGGTTGTTACCTGAACCTGTCAGGGCTGATGCCTCTTTTAAGTAGGCTTCCATTTGTGATTCGTCAGCAAAAATTTGCAATTCTTTTTCTAAACGGTTGTTACCTTTGTAGAAAGTTGACAATTGCTCACGAACATTACGGTTCACATCTTGGCGAACTGTTTTTGCCAAAGGCTTTAAAACGGCGGGTGCTTGAATCGATGCTACTTTGGCTTCCAAAGCGGCAATAGTTTCTTGCATTTCGTTTTTAATTGCTTCAATAGCGGCGGGGATTTTTGCTTCAACGGCGGCAATGCTTTCGCTTTGCTTGGCTTCGATAGCATCCAATTTTTCAATGATTGCTTGGGACATGATTTAACCTTTAAGTTTGGTATCAAGTAATTTTAGAAGTTCACGGGCTTCGAGAGCCGCAAGAATTTCCGCTTCGGTAGCCTCCGCATTTGAATCACTCAAAATAGGCGCAATTTCAATAGGTGTTGTAACTGCATCGCGCAATTCCAAAACTTTCTTGAATGTAGATGCGGCGGCTACCGCATCTTTCTTGGATAGCCCAACTTCACGCAAGGCTTGTTCCAAAACTTTTAAATCGGCTGTGCCATCAGGTCGGAAATATTCCAACTTGCTTACTTCAGCCATTGGGTTGTTCGGGTACATCACTACGGATACTTCGCGCAAACCACCTTTGGTAATTTGGAAATACGCTTCATCAGATTGGTCGGGTTCGCCATCAGCATTTACCATTTGGTATTCATCGGCGTATGCACCAACGGAAACACCGCCGAACATGGCGGGGCTTTCTTGCATAATTTTGTAAAGGTCTGAACCCATTGTTGTGTTTGTGTACAAACGCCCTTCGGCTTTCATACCAACATCGTCAAACTCAAATGCAGTCCATTCACCAACGGGGATTGCATCGGCATCGTGATTTACAAACATTGGTAGCGGGCGACCTGATTTAGAAAAATCTTCAGCCCATTGCATGAAACCTTCGGGTTGGTAGTTAAAGCGCCTACCATCAGCGCCTTCACGCGCACCCCAAGTAGTTACAGTTGCTTCAATTTTTCCTGTGCTTTCGCCCTGCTTTTCCAAAACTAGTTTGGCTTCGCAAACCATCATCAGGTTTTTTACGGTCATAGATTACCTCATCGATTTTTGTTCGGTCGATGTCTTGTATTAACTTAGGTGGTCGCCCTCTTTTCGGGGGCGGTTCTGTATTTGGCTTATATGTTGCCAATGATGCTATCACAAGTCGAAAAATATGTGACACTTTATTTTTACTTGCCGATATTCATTTTGCGCGTTTGGTTTCCACCGCCACCGCCCGTATCTTGGGGGGATGTGCCCGTAATCGGTTTATCTTTCCCACCCTTATCAATCAAATCATCAGCACCATCGATATTGGGCATACCCAAATATTCACGCGCTTCGTTGGGGGTCATAATTCCGTTACTAACGCCCGCGGTGGCAAAATTCATTTGGTCTAATGGTGCGCCTTTTAAGAAATTGCGCGTATCAAACTCAATAGACAAATTGGGGTAGCCAACAAACAAATGTTGCTTTAATTTTTGCTGAATGTTAATTAAAGTTGGGTACATGGTGGATTTATAGAATTCATCCATCATGGTTTGCGTATTGTTGTACTTTGATTCGCCAATACCAATCATTGCGGGTGGTACGCCAAACAAACCGCAAATACGCTTCATGGTTTGTTCTTTCAATTTAGCCGCATCGGTATCTTGCAAGGTAAGCATATCCAAAGGCGTGTATTTCATGCCTTGGTCCAACAACATACCTTGACCCGCCTTGCTTGGGTCACTTGGGCGGCTAGAAACCATTGCCGACCATGCTTCTTTCAAACGGGCGGCGATTTCTTTGTATTTGGCATCAGGAATAACTTGTTCGCTAGTAAACATACCGCTTGGCTTTGCGCCATTTTGCATGATGTAGTTTGCGTAAAGGTCAATATCTTGGTCTAACGAAACTAATTCAGCCGCCAAGATGCCTTTGTTAAAACCCGCAGAACCTTGCCAGTTCATTTCCTTAATGTGCATCACTTGGTTAAAGTTCAGCGGTTCATCACGGTTAAAACCGTAACTTGGCGTACTTAAACGGTACGATGGGTAACGGGCAGGGGTGATTGTTACGGCAATTAGGGTTGAATCCAAAAGGTACATTTCTAACGGGGTTTCCGTTGTACTCTTTTGGTCTTTACGCCACCAAAGGGTAAATGCTTCGCCCGCCAATTCGTACCACATCAACCATTGATACCAAAATTCGTAGGTGCTTTGAAAATGGTTAGGTTGCGCCAAAAGGTTTGCCACTTGCTTGGCTTTGGCCTTATCTCGTGCGCCTACCAAATCAGATTTAACGGCATCAACATAAGTGCCATCTTCGGATTGGCTAACTACGCGAATAGGCAGTTGTGACAATGCACGGGCTTTTGCCGCCACGCAAGCCATGATGGTGGAATTTCGGGTAAGTAGCGACATATCCACGGGGCGACCCGCGTTATTAGTCGCGCCTGTGGTTACATAAAGAATTTGGGTGTTGACATTTGGGGCTTGTTTAGAACCCTGATAAACGATGTTATTACCTAGCGCCGATTGACCAAATAGCGTATTTGATTCGTTTTTTTGGTCTTTATTGCGCTTGAAAATATCAAAAATAGCCATGTTTTTACCCAATTTCCTGATGGTTTACCATTCAAAACTTCTAAACCCAAATGTATCAGAAACAAAAACATTGTCCAGATGGCAATGCAAAGCCATAATCATCGCAATAATTCCGTCAACTTTTGCGGATGTATCGGCTTCATTCTTGCGAACTTTGACATTTCCGTTTACATCCGTGTAAACCTCCGCGTTTGCCAATTGCCAACCAACAAACGGGTTGCCATCGTGCATGATTCCCTTTTTCAGAATCAATTGTTCAGCGGTTTTAGATGGGTTGGAAAGAACCGCCATACCTTGCCCAACTTTCTTTACGGGTAAACCCTCAGCATAAAGATTAGCCACCAATGACGCGGCGTTGTACGGGTCGTATCCGATTTCTTTAACATTGTGCTTAATACATTGTTGCTTAATGTAGGTTTCCACTTCGTTAAGGTCGGTCACATTACCTTGGGTCAATCGCAATATGCCGCTTGCATGGGCTTGCTGAAAAATTGATTTATAGTGATTCGGGATTAGGTCTAAACTTTCTTCGGGTAAGAAAAATTGGAATTCTGCATAGAACTTTTCTTCCGAATATCGGTGCAAAGTACATACCGCGTTCAAGTCGCGGGAATATGCCAAGTCAAACGCAATAAATGTTGATTCGGGTTTATCTTCAGGCATCGGGCAAACTGAATCATCCCAATATCGGCGGTCAACCCATGCGCTATTTGCTGAAACATAAATGTTCAGTTGCTTGCATAAAAATTCATTAAGGCTTGCGGGTTTAGATTGCGCTTCGTGCGCCATGTGCCTAATGTGTTCGGTGGTCACGGAAATGCCAAGCATGGGATTTGCCTTTGCCCATGTTTCTTCATTAGACCATTCATCGCCCGCATCGATGGAATACAGTAAACCAAACCAACGGTAGTTATCTTCAGCCGCACCGCGTAGCACCGTTCTAAGGTGGTTCAAATCTTCGTAGAACTTGGTTTCTTTGGTAAACGATGCGGTAGTTAGGTACATCCGTAGCGGGTTCTTACGCGCACCCATACCCGAATGTAAAACCTCGATACTGGACCGTTCTGTAATCTGCGCCGCTTCATCAATCATTGCGCACGATGGGTTTTTACCGTCACCCGTTTTTCTATTCTCACGGGACAAGGCACGGTAGGTAGAAGTCGAATCGCCCGCCTTCTTTAGTTCGCTTCGGTAAACAATAAACTTTTGCTGAAACTCCGCCACCATATTTTCAATGATGGCCTTGGATGAATCAAAACAAATGCTTGCTTGTTCCCTGTTGGTCGCCAATGTAAATACTTCAGCACCCGCATCGCCAAACTGTAGTTCATACAAAGCAATGATTGATGCCAAAGTTGTTTTGCCTGATTTCCGCGGCACAAACAAAATTACATCAGTTACCCAACGAACGGTTCTATCTTTCCTATCCCTGAACCCATAAATGGCGGCTAGGAACATAACCTGAAAAGGTTGCAACGCAATAGGCTTACCCGCTTCAGCGCCTTTAACATGGCGGCAAAACTTGGCAAACTTTAGGATGTGTTCGGCTTTTTCGGGTACGAATTCATAAGGCGCATCCCGCCGTTCCACCATATCTAGGAATCTTTGGGCGGCTAACTTTACATCTTCGCAAGCGGTTATGTCGCCAAGGGTTACGCCCCTAGCGTATTGGAAAGCGGGTTCAAGCAGTTGCGAATAACTCATCTACTTCGGATACCTTATTTTTAATCTTTGGGCGACCTCTTGCCACTAACGCTAGTTCGGCAAGAATCTTTATCGCTTTATCCATAGATTCTGTTCTTATCTTGTAATACGGGCTTGGCGCATCACCCGCGTTGTAATGATAAATCGCGCCATTTTCCTGTAACCCAATGTGCGCTTCAATCAAAGTGTCAACCGTCAGAACTAACGAACCAACTAGCAGTTCATCAGATGCAGTTAGCGCACCAGTCGAATTTTCAACTTCGTTTCTGATGGCGGTTTCAAATGCGTCTGCGTTCCATGTGGTCGGATTACGCAAAAACGCAATAATTTGTTTGGGTGCTTTTTTCATTTTTTTATATTAAACGCTTTGTTGTACTTTAGCAACCTTATAACCCCCCCTAACTTTGTATCTCTACAGAAAAAGCCCCGCGCTTGCTTTTGAACCAACCCCAAATTTTTTAGTTTTTGAAAACAAAAGGGCTACTGTTCTTCCCGCGTGTGGTGCAAATGCAACATATACGCGTAGTCGTGCTTACTGTAGTCTTTCACCCCGTCTTGGGCGTAGTGCCTGTAGATGCCCTGCTTTTCTAGCCCTGATTTTTGGCTATGGCAATTGTGGCAAAGCGATTGGAATATGTTGTGGCTAAACGCTTGCGCACCTATATGCTTCCATGCAAACAAGTGGTCGATGTGCTTTGCCGCGGTCACTATCCCACGCGCTAAACAACCTTGGCATAGGGGTTGTTTGCTTATTTGTGCGGCCCTAATGGTTTTCCATAACGGGGTTTGGTAGGCGCTATCCGTTTCACGGGTCGCCATGTTATCCATTCCCCCATGATTTAAGCAGTAGGTGTTAAGCCTACTTCTTGGGTTCTTGCATCCCAACTCTGAACACTTTTGGTTCGATGGCATCGTTGGCATATTCTTTAAATCCTGATGCGTGTGCGGCACGGGCTACCTGTAGTGCCTTGGCCTTGGTTGGGAATGGCCCTTTACTACCCCAATACCATCCCTGTTGTGTCTTGCGTATGGGCATATCAGTTTAGGAATCGTAGTTTGTAAAGGGTGCTATTGATTAAATTAGCAATGTTATCTACTTCGTTTTGCAGTTCGCTATCCTGTGGAAAGTTAGGCGCACGGCGTAGGGTTGCTACTTCATCTTTAAGGTATGTAAGGTAAACAACGGGGTCGGTTGCGGGTAATTCGTATTCGGCTTTGTATTTTGTAAGCAAACCGTATTTGCCTTGGAACGCTTCAACGAATGAATCAACCAAATCGCCTATTTCTTCGTAAAAAGCGCCCAAAGCCATGTGTTCGGCATAACTTGGGGTTTGAAAATGAAGAATATGCGCGTTTGTAACGCTATGCAATAGGCATTGAACGAATTGCATTACGGGATCATCTTGCGTACTTTGTACGGCTTCGGCACGGAATTTAACCATCATAGTCCTTCAGGTAGTGGAACATCGGTAGGCCATAAGCCCAATGCCTGTAATTTTCGCACCGTTTCTTTATGTGCCGCAAGCCAAATCTTTTGCCGTTCGGCTTTGTCCAGTTT